CATCCAGACAATCCCCCGTGTAAATCATCGGCAATGCTCCGGTCTTATCGCCAACTGGTAAAGTTCCCGCAACTGCCTCACCGTCGCCTCGGGATCGCGTGCCTCTATCCACTCGCCGCGTGGTTCCCAGACTGCGCGAAATGCCGCCTGCTTATCGCTCAACTTGCCGTTGGCGTGTTTGATTTCTAGCCAACACACAAAAGGTTTACCGCACGGCAGCGGCTTGACCGCCAACTTGTCGGGGATGGAATGACCCGCCCTAGCGAAATCCCACACGTCAAACCCCGCAGCCTTTACCGCATCGGTAACAGTCGCGTCGTTCATATCTCGTCGCATGGCATAGCGCATCGTGGTTGAAACCCGCCTTTCTTCCTTGCGCCGATTATAGCCTTTCGCCCCTCGCGTGTCTGGCAACGCATCTGCAGCCGCGCATGGTCAAGGCCGATCATATCGCATATCCATTGCATCGACCCGATGCCATCCTCCGTGCTGTTTATCCACCGCATCGCCTGCCATCCATCTTCCCGGCCTGTCTTAGTGCAGTCGGTGATGGCCTGCCAGAGTACCGCAGCCCACAGCGCCCGGTAAGGGTTTGGCGGGAGGTCGTTGTCCGCGTTCAGGTCTGATTGGAAGTTGAAGCCGCGCATGATGCCTTGTCGTAAGTTTTGATGCCGTGCGATATCGCTTTGGAAATGATGTGCGCCTTGACGTTCCACGCTTTTGCGCGTTGCTCTAGCAGCCCGAGCCATTCTTTACGCGCTATCCGTGCGGCGCTGTAGTCTGCCCAAAACGCCTCGTGTTTAGCCGCAGCGCGGTATCCGGCTTGATGCACAGTCCACCAAAGCGGTACATCGTGCTTTCGGCACAGTTCCTTGTTAGTCGGAATGGCGCGTTGTCGAGCGGCGATTGCTAACGCCTCACGATACTGCGCCTCGGTTAAGGTGGGGTTGTAGTACCGGCCTCGGATTTTCACAACGCCTCCACTTGCTGGATGCGTTCGCCGATCCAACGCATACAGTTTACTGCCATGCTGTTGCCAAGCGCCTTGTATCTCGGCGCGTCTGGCGGCTCTGTTTTTTTACGCCAAGAAATTTTAGTGTAATTGTCAGAAAATCCTTGCAATCTTTCATATTCTAGAGGAGTTAATTGCCGAATTTTTTTGGCTATAACAACCCCGTGTTTTACCATCCCGCCGGCCGTTAAAGTGTAAGAACTGCTGTTTTCTTCGCCAAACCCTGTGCCGCCGGGGCCGTTTTTTTCTTTCCTGTTAACCATTCCCCCGTGCATTGGAAAAACAGGAACCATTTTAGCCGAATTTTTGTTCATTTTATCTGTGCCGGGGTCTTTGTAGTCTCGGGCGCTAACTGGGCCGCAAATTTCAACGCCGCATAAATCGAAATTGGCATTTTTTTGTTGCGTTTTTCTGCTCGGTTCAGCAATCCCTGACAGGCTTTCGCGGTCAAAAAGAACCGCTGCGGCACTTCGCCAGTCTCCAAGACATCCGACAACGAACACACGCCTTCGTCGCTGGGGAACGGCGCGGGGATGCTGGCGTGTTCGCACGAATTGAGCGTCAAGAACCCGGTAGGCGAACCCATACCCGAGTTCGCCCAACATCCCGAGGAGGGTTCCAAAGTCCCTTCCTCCGTTAGATGACAAGAGGCCGGGGACATTCTCAAATACCACCCATTTGGGGCGATAGCGTTTAGCAATTGCACCATAGGTAAGCATGAGGTTACCACGCGGATCGTCCAATCCCTTTCGGAGTCCTGCAACGCTGAAAGACTGGCAAGGGGTTCCTCCGACGAGAACATCGACATTTGCATCGGGCCACTCCTGAAATTTGGTCATGTCGCCCCAGTTAGGGACGGACGGGTAATGATGTGCAAGCACCGCGCTTGGGAACTTTTCAATTTCGCTGAACGCAACAGGCTCCCACCCAAGCCCATGCCACGCCACGGTCGCAGCCTCAATGCCGCTGCATACTGAAAGATACTTCATCTGTTCCGCAGCCTCCCCAAGCCGCGCTCCCCAAACAAGTGCCGCACCATGCCCACGAGGTGCGGGTCGTTCAGCACGTCTTTAGGGTCAGCGTCACGGATGGCAGAGGCCGCAGCATCGCGCAGCCGATCCCATGCGTCTTTATCCGCTTCTCGCATCGTCAGCCGCGCAAGGTACGCATCGCACAACTTGAGCCGGTGCAGCGGGGTCGGTTCCTGCTTGCCCCATGCCTTTGCCGCCCACTCGTCTTGTTCAGCGTGGCGGGCAACATCGGCGGCGCGTTGCTTGTCGGTTTTCTCAACCTTTTCGCCCGGTCGAGGCGCGGCTTTCTTTAGGTCAAACAGCCCTTGCCATTGGTTGCTGATGGACTGGTCTACTACCTCGCCCTGTTCTGCGCCGTAGCGCGACAGTTTGAGTTTCATCGCCTGTTCGCTTGCGGGTTTGATCGGTTTGCGGATGGCCTTGCGAAAGGCTACCCACCGTTCCCATGCCTGCTCGTCAAGTTCGTTCATGGGATTTCCTCGGCGCGAAGGGCGGCTTCTCGCATAGCGCGCTCCATTGACCAAAGCGGCGCAGGTTCAATTTTTTCTCTTGGAGTAGCGCGAATCTTCGCAATTACTGCGTCCGGGTCATCGCAATGCGTAAATGTCACTGAATCGTGCGCTGCCGTGACCATGCTTACCATGTCTCCGGTAAACGGCCATCGGTATTTCTTTATCAAAGGATGGTCGATGTATCCGAGAACTTGAGTCATCGCAGTTTCGTATGTCATGGTGTCCTCCTGAACCATGACTTTACCCTAAATTTCAGGATTGTCTAGTGTCTTAAACCCTGATGACTGATGGTGAGTCCGCACGGTGTAGACGGAATCCGCCTACAGCGATTCGTGCGGAAAGATGACTGACGGAGCCATCCGCTGTCGGCTACTTTTGGCAGATGTTCGTCCCATCCGCTGCCATTTGCGCTTCCCGACGATACGCCGCGCACCTACAGGCTGGCTGCCCCGATGTAGGTTTAAGGTGGGCCTGTGCGTTGTTTCCCCGACCAGACCGCCCGAGCATCAGGCGTGGCCTTGACTTGTCCGAAATCGTCCGGTAAAGTCCGTTCCACGCTCAAGTTGCATTGATAGCGTATCCGAGGCCAGTCCTCGGCGTCAAGGCCCCATCTGCCCCGGTGGGGCTTTGTCGTTTCTAGGGGGAGGTGGGGCGGCTCCGGGTGGTCTTGCCACCGCTGGCGGGAGGATGGAGCGTCAGCGCGGACAGAGCCGCCCCGTAGGGTCACTCTACAGCAGTCGCCGTGATCGCGCCAGAGTCGATTACAGCGGCTTCAGGCGGGGTCAGGCTGCAACCCTCGGGCAGCGCAGCAGCCGCCAGAATCGCCGCTCCGCGCTCTACACGGTGCGCCGGGATGCGCCCGTCACGCTTCCACTTCAGCACAGCGGCATCCGTAACGCCGAACGCCCGTGCTACGCGGGACTGCTTGCCCAACAGGTCGAAAAAAGGCTGGATATCCATAGGTACTCCGTAAGGTAAACCCCCGGACTTTACCCCCGGCAGGGGTAAAAGGCAATCATTCCGTTTCGGATGCAGTCGGTAAAGAAAAAGGTTGACGGGGGTAAAGACTCTGGTAACCTATCCCTGTCGAATCAATCCACAGACAGGAGCAACGACATGAACACCACCCGCACCGAAATCAACGGCCTCACCATCGTCACGTTTCCCGAGGTCGTTCACACCAACACCAGCGCCCGCCACGATAACGGCTGCATCGGCAAAACGCAGCGCATCGAAACCTACGACGGCGACACGCTGTTGCGCGTTGAGCGCGTCGAATTCTGGTACACGGCGGGTCGCCTGACCCATGTGGACATTCGCCCTCTCGCCGCCTAACCCACCCCGGCGGGGGACTGCCACCCCGCCTTTTCAGGAGCAACAGAAATGGCTACCTATACCCTTAAATACAACTTCGCTGACGGCCTGACCTGCCTCGTTGAGGCCGGTGTATCGCACGGCGAGTGCCACGACCAGCGCATCGTCGCTATCGCCCTCGACGATGGCACATGGCACAACCTGCCGTCGCCCGTCGCCGTGTGGGATGACAAACTTGCTGACGAGTTTGAGAAACACGCCGACACGGTAAACCGCGAGTGGGCAGCGCAGGAACGCTACGAAGCCGAGCGCGACTACCGCGAATCACGTTACATCCCGTAAGGAGGACTACCATGACTTACCGATCAATGGCTGACCTGCTGGCCGAAAACGCCAACCTGCAGGCCGCGCAACAGGAACTCGCCGCGATGAAACTCGCCTTCCTCGCCCTGCGCGTTGACCCCGTGACGCTCAATCATCGCGGGTCTGACCTGTGGGCGCAGTTTGAGACGCTGACCTCGCTTGCCGAGGCTTGCGGCCTCGGCGCGGAGTTTAACCGGGCGATGGCGCACCGCGACCAGTCAAGCATGGATGACTTGTACCGCCACGCGATGACCGTTGATTCAGAAACCGCTAGCGCTTTGGCTGACGCCGCCGAATGGATGGGGACTTGGATACGCGAGGCGCAACTAGCGTCTGTGTCGTTTCGCCGCGCTGCGGGCTACATCGCGGACGCGCAGCGGGTGGTGCGATGACTCGCGACGAGGCGACCCGAGCCGCTATCCTGCTTGGGCTGATCGTGGCGCTTGTGCTGATTGCCGCTTACCTTGTGCCTTGCGGCGATGGCGGCTGCACGGTCGAGGAGGTGCGCCGTGGATGACGGGCGGCAGCAACAGGAAAACGAGGAGCGTCGGTACTTCGAAGAACTGGTGTTCCTGAAGTGGACGCAGGCCGATATCGACCGGCACCGCGAGTTACTTGCGGAACTGCGTGAAATGAACGAAAAAGCAAAGAGGATGTTCAAATGAGCGAACTGCTAAAAATCAACGTAAACGACCACGTCGAAAAGAAGGGCAACCTGTCTTATCTGTCGTGGGCATGGGCTTGGGCTGAAGTGCTGAAGATTGACCCCGGCGCGTGGTGGAACGCGCACGAGTGGGCCGACCGCCCTGCCATGTTCCTGCCGGACGGCACCGCTATGGTAAAAATTTCGGTCGAGGTGAAGGGGAACACCAAGACCTGCGTCCTGCCGGTCATGGACAACCGGAACCGCGCAATCGTCAACCCCGATGCGTTTGCGATCAATACCGCCATCATGCGCTGCCTTGCCAAAGCGATTGCGATGCACGGGCTTG